AGGCTGAGGTTGAGGTCGCTTACGAGGGTTTGGATGAGTTCGCGGCTGCTGAGGATGAGCTTGTCGATGAGGATGAGGATTCCGAGAAGGTTTAACACTCACCCTTCCCTATTGGGGTTGGGTTTTTAGGACGGGTGCGGTGAAACCGCAGGGCTATGCGTTGGGTTCGACTCCCTAAGTACGCACCTGTCCGGGTTTGTCCTGTAGCTCAATTGGCAGAGTGACCGCCCGAGGACGCTTGGGGTTAACGGTAGGTATCGGTTCGAGTCCGGTCGGGTCAGCTATTGCAAAGCGGTAGCCGCTTTGTGGGTTGCCCTTTGCAATTTTTCTTTTTGGAGGTTTTCGGTGTTTGGGTTTCCGTTGCACTCTGAGCCTTTGGTGTTGACCAGGGGTAGGGATTTTAGGTGGACGTTCCAGCTTGTGAATTGTGATGACGAGCCTTTCGATTTTCCTGCCGGCAAGTTGTTTGTTGAGCTTGGTGGCGATCCTGTCACTGAATGGCATTTCGATTTGTCTGGGTCGGTGGCGGTGTTGAAGGTTGAGTCGGAGGTTGCCGACGAGGTTCGTTCGGGCTGCCGGTGGCAGTTGGTGTGGTTATCGGATGGTGAGGCGGCTGGTGGCGATCCAATCGCACGCGGATTTGTGAAGGTGCAGAGATGACGTGTTCTTGCGGCAGTTGTGTCGGTTTGGGTGTGGGGAGATTGGTTGCCCTGCCGGGTTTTCCTGGTTCTCCTGGGGATACTGGGCCTGCGGGTGAGCGTGGGGAGCCTGGACCTCCTGGTAGGGATGGTGAACAGGGCAAAGACGGCAAAGACGGTGCTCCAGGCGAGCGCGGTGCCACAGGCGAACCCGGCAAGGACGGTCAGGACGGGGAGCCCGGCGAAAAAGGCGACAAAGGCGACAAGGGTGATCCAGGCACCACGCTGTTCGCGGGGCTCGAGGATGTCACCGCTGTCGGGACTGCGTTGGCGACCGCCGCCAGCGAGGCTTCGGCGCGGGCCGCTATCGACGCGGTCGCGTTTGCCGACTTCGTTGACACCGACGAGAAGAAAGTACCCGTCAATCTGGACAGGTTGATTCTGTTCGACTCCCAAGTCACCGACACGATCATTGACGCCGACGGTGATCCGGCAGTCGTCAATCTCTGGCCCGCTAAGCACATATCGTGGCAGGTGCTGCGGGACTTTTTGATCAACTGGTTGGACTACGCGACGAGGACGTTGTACAACAAGACGCTCGTCCAACCGGTGATGCGCGACATCGTTGTGGAGGGCGGCGCGTTCGGCCTGAAGCTCCTGCCGGACGGTACTGCCAGGGACTACCTGATGATCCGCCCTTCGACGGGCGTGGTGATCCTCCAGGCGCTGGGGTCTTCGGCAAATGTGAACTTGGAGTTGCGGCCCGGTGGTGCGACTGGAAGCGTGATTTTCAAGACGTACAACAACGCTGCCAATGGTGTGCTGCCGTTGATTGTCGAGTCATTCGCCAACAACAACGTCGATCTGGATGTGCGGCCAAAGAATACGGGCCGGCTGCTAGTGAAGGGCAACCCTGTCGCGGTGTTGGTCGCCGCGCCCGCGACGGCGACTTCTCCGGGTGTGGTGGGGCAGGTCGCAGAGGACGGCAACTTTTTCTACGTTTGCACAGACACAAACACATGGCGACGTACGCCGCTTTCGACTTGGTGAGGATTTTCGCGATGAATGATTATGTGTTGTCTTGGACCGAGGTTGGCGGCGATCCGGGTTCCGTTTTCCTTCGGGTGCCGGAGAGTGTCGCACGAGCCCTCGCTGACGCCTTGATGTCAAGTGACCAATTCGTGGATGTTTCGCTGGTGAGCAGGGAAGTGGTCAATCGCGGAGTCCTTCCCTGATGGCTTTTGAGAAGGTTCTGCCTCTGCCGCCGCTGGACCAGATCGGCCAGCAGACGATATTCCATTGCGGCCCAGGCTCAGCGGAAAACATTCTGGTCAGCTTGGGTATCCCGTCTGACGAGTGGGAACTGGCGATGGCCTGCCGGACCACCGAAAATGGGACCGACTGGATAGGCCAGATCCGCGACGTTCTCAACCAGCGCGCCCATCACATCGACTGGCGACTGGTCGAGATGCCGCATGACCCCGCCACCCCGGCCGAGAAGCAGAAGCTGTGGGACGACGCGGTCACCTCCATCGTCCATGCCGGCGCGCCGATGCTGATGAACTTCGTTGCGCCCCAGTTCAACTATCCGCGAGCCTCGCGCCCGAGTCCCATCGACGGCCAGGTCCGCAACCCGTCCTACGGCGGCGGCACGGTGTATCACTACGTCACCTGTTTCGGCGCCGCCGAAGACACGGACGGTTCGCGCCATCTGCTGATCGTGGACTCCGGGTTCCAGCCGACGGTGTATTGGATCACGCACGATCAGTGCGCGACGCTGATCCCGCCCAAGGGTTACGTGTTCGGCCATGCCGACGCCGTGGGTGTCCCGACCCTGCCCGGCCCGGCCGCGGCACTGGACGAGGGCGAGGCACTGTCCATCGCGATGGGCGGCTCTCTTCCCATCGACCGCTACCGCGCGCTGGTGCCGGCCGTCAAAGACGCTCTGCGCCAGTCGGAATGCATCAACCCGCGCCGGGTGGCCGAGTGGTTCGCCCAGATCGGCCACGAGAGCGCCGGTCTGCTCTACATGGAGGAGCTGGCGGATGGATCGGCATACGAAGGCAGGCAGGACCTCGGCAACATCCAGCCGGGCGACGGCGTCAGGTTCAAAGGCCACGGCCCTATCCAGATCACGGGCCGGGAGAACCACCGGCAGGTCTCGGAGTGGGCCTACAGCCGCGGTCTGGTACCGACGCCGACCTACTTCGTGGACAACCCGACCGAACTGGGCTCGGACACCTTCGGCTTTCTCGGCGCTGCTTGGTATTGGACTGTCGCTCGCGGCGATCAGATCAACCAGGCCGCCGACCGTGAGGACCACGAGACCGTCACCCGCCTCATCAACGGTGGACTCCACGGCTACGAGGACCGGGTTCAGCGCTACCACAGAGCGATTCAGGTCGCAGACCAGTTCGTTCCTCGAGCGGAACCTGCTCCCGCCCCCGCCCCCGCTGTGGCTCCTCCCACACCTGAACAGGCTCCTGCGATGACCCATCCGAGCACCCCGTTGACGGGATTCCCGCACCACCACAGCCAGCACGAGGACGACCGCGCCCTGCTGCTGAACATCCGCGCCGAGGGCCTACTCACCCAGCGTCTCGTGTTCGAGATCGCCGCCCGTGCGGGTATCGACGCCCGGCGCATCTACGAAGAGACCAGGGACTCGTTCTGAGGAGGTAGTCGTGTCCATGCCGTGGGATAACCCGCGGCCCGCCACCCCGCCGGCGCCCGGACCGGCTCCGCAGTACCCCCCAGCCCAGTACACCCCAGCACCCCCACCGCAACCCGCCTACACCCACACCCCGGCGCCCGTGCCGCCCTACCAGCCGCCCCAGCAACCACAGATGGTGGCAGTCAACGACCAGACCGGCCAGCGCGTCCCGGTGGACATCAATTCCATTCTCCAGCAGGCGATCAACACCGCCATCGTGGAGAACAAGGACGCGATGGTCGCCAACAGCCAGCGGGCTCTGAAGTCCGCGGTCCAGGGCAAGAAGCCGACGGTCGAGCAGTCGAACTCCGCGTTCGTCGAGGCCGCCGAGGACATCGAGGAAGCGTTCACCGGCGGCCCGGTCACGACCCGGACGTTCGTGCAGGGCGTGGTGATCGACATCGGCTTCGCGGTGTTCGCCGCGGTCGCCACGGTCGTCGGTCCTGGCTTCGACGCCTTCGACAAGGAGGCGTGGACGGTGGTGGGTGCTCTTGTGCTGAAAACCATTGTCCAGACAGGAATGTCGTACATGATGAAGCTGCAGGTCAAGTAGTGATCACTGTCAAAGAGTTCCTCTTCGCGGTCCCGCCCAAGGATCACGCCGAGACCCTGCCCGAGAAGCGGCAGCGGTGGTTCGAGAACGCGATGGCGATCATGCTCGCCATCGCCGCGATCTCGGCCACCTGGAGCAGCTTCCAGTCCTCGCAGTGGAGCGGCAAGGCCTCCGGCCTGGTGTCGCAGTCCTCCATCGCGCGCGCGGACTCCAACCGCTACGCCTCCAAGGCGGTCGAGGAGACCTCCATCGACGCCTCGCTGTGGATCGAGTGGCAGAAGGCGGTGCTGCGCGGAGAAGACATCCTCGCGACCTTCCTCGCGGGCCGGTTCTCGCCGGCGCTGGACAAGGCCCAGGACGTGTGGCTGGCCAAGACGCCCGTGGACGCCAACGGCATCCCGGCGAGCCTGCCCAAGGGCACCCCGCTGACCCTTGACGAGTACGTCCCGCCGGGCCAGGCGAAGGCGGAAACGCTTTCCGCGCAGGCTGAATCGCAGCTCGCCGAGGCGTCGAAGTTCAGCTCGGTCTCCGGCCGCTACATCATGCTGACGGTCCTGTTCGCGCTGGTGCTGTTCTTCGGCAACGTGGCCACAAAGTTCTCTGGCCCCAAGATCCAGCTGGCCCTCGGCGCGGTGTCGATGACGCTGCTGGCGTCGTCGGTTCTGCGGATGCTGCTGCTGCCGATCCTGTGATGGACGTGGCGGTCCTGGCCGTGCTGCTGGCCGCGGTGACGTTCTGGCTGGAGCGCTGGCTGTCGAGATGAGAGGCGGTGCGATGGGCAAGGTTCTACTGCCCCAGGAGCCGCACATCGAAGGGCCGACGTGGCGGCGCTACGACGACGGCACCTTCTACCTTCCCGAGAAGTCGCTGGGCTGGGACATCCTCAACTGGTGGGCCACCTACCTGCGCTCGCCGGACGGCTCCGGGCCGTTTCTGGCCACCCTCGAGCAGGCCCGCTGGCTGCTGTGGTGGTTCGCCGTCGACGACAACGGCAAGTTCCTCTACCGGCAAGCCACCCTGCGCCGGCTGAAGGGCTGGGGCAAGGACCCGTTCGCCGCGGCCCTCGCACTGGTAGAACTGTGCGGGCCGGTGACGTTCTCACACTTCAACATCAAGGGCGAGCCGGTAGGCAAGCAGCGCTTCGCCGCGTGGGTCCAGTTGGCGGCGGTGAGTTACGAGCAGACCCGCAACACCAACGCGCTCTTCCCGGCGCTGATCACCGACCGGCTTAAGAAGGAGTACGGCCTGGAGGTCAACCGGACGCTGATCTACAGCGCCGCCGGCGGGCGGATCGAGTCGATCACCTCCAGCCCGTATGCGGCAGAGGGCAACCGCCCGACTTTCGCGGTGATCAACGAGGGCCAGTACTGGTTCGATTCCAACAACGGCCACGAGATGTCCGCGATGATCAAGGACAACCTCACCAAGACCGACGGGCGGCTGCTGAGCATCTGCAACGCCCATGTGCCCGGCGATGATTCGGTCGCTGAGCAGGACTACGACGCCTACCAGAAGGTCAAGGCCGGCCGTGCGGTGGACACCGGCGTCCTCTACGACTCCATCGAGGCGCCCGCCGACACCCCGGTCTCGGAGATCCCGTCGAAGGAAGTCGACCCCGACGGCCACGAGCAGGGCATCAAGAAGCTGCGCGAGGGCCTGGAGGTCGCCCGCGGGGACGCCAGGTGGCTCAACATCGACGCCATCGTCGACTCGATCCTCGACATCCGCTCCAGCGTCTCGGAGTCCCGCCGGAAGTTCCTGAATCAGGTCAACGCCTCCAGCGACTCCTACCTGAGCCCCGCGGAGTGGGACGCCTGCGCCGACGTGGAAGCCTCACTGCAAGAGGGGGATCGGATCACCCTCGGCTTCGACGGCTCCCGCAGCTCGGACTGGACCGCCCTGGTGGCGTGCCGGGTTGAGGACGGGCTGATCAGCCTGATCCGCGCGTGGGATCCCTCGATTCAGCCCACCGGTGAGATCAACCGCGAGGATGTCGACGCCACCGTGCGGGCGACGTTCGAGAAGTACGAGGTGGTCGGATTCCGCGCTGACACCCACCTGTGGGAGTCCTACGTCGATGCGTGGTCGCGCGACTTCAAGCGGACCTTGAAGGTCAACGCCTGCCCGAACAACATCGTGGCGTTCGACATGCGCGGCGGCAACCAGAAGAAGTTCACCCTCGACTGCGAACGGTTCCTCGACTCAGTGCTCGACAAGGAGCTGACCCACACCGGCGACACCACGCTGCGCCAGCACGCCCTCAATGCGCGCCGGCATCCCACCTCGTGGGGCGGCCTGGGTGTGCGCAAGGAGAGCAAGGACTCCTCGCGAAAGATCGACGCGCTCGTCTGCGCGGTCATGGCCTACGGGCTGCGACACGAATTCCTCATGAGCAAGCGAAACCGGTCCCGGAAGGCGGTGATGTTGCGCTGATGGCCGACTACACGCAGGCCCGCGACGATATGCTCAACGCCTTCAACAGCGTTCAGTTGCCGATGCAGGACTCCAAGGCCTACTACGACTCCCTCAAGCGCCCGGAGGCCATCGGCATCGCCACGCCAGTGGAGATGCGCAAGTTACTCGCGCACGTCGGCTACCCGCGGCTCTACGTCGATGCCATCGCCGAACGCCAAGAGCTGGAGGGCTTCTCCCTCGGCCGGGCCGATGAGGCCGACGCCGAACTGTGGGACTGGTGGCAGGCCAACGACCTTGACGCGGAGTCGACCCTCGGGCATACCGACGCCCTGATCTATGGGCGCTCCTACATCACCGTCTCGGCGCCGGACCCCGACATCGATCCGGGCATCGACCCGTCGGTGCCGATCATCCGCGTGGAGCCGCCGACCTCGCTATACGCCGACATAGATCCGCGGACCCGACTGGTCACCAAGGCCATCCGCGCGGTGTACGGCGAGGATCAGGTGTACGGCAACCGCACCACCCTGGTCGCGGCGACGCTGTACCTGCCCAACGAGACGGTCTACTGGGTCGCCAACCGCCAGGGCACCCTGGCGAAGGGCAAGACGGTCAAGCACAACCTCGGCGTGGTGCCGGTGATCCCGATGGCCAACCGCACCCGGTTGTCCGACCGCTACGGCACCTCGGAGATCTCCCCGGAGCTTCGCTCGGTCACCGACGCCGCGGCGCGGATCTTGATGAACATGCAGGCGACTGCGGAGTTGATGGCGATCCCGCAGCGGTTGATCTTCGGCGTGCGGCCCGAAGACCTCGGGGTGGACCCGGAGACCGGTAAGCAGCTCTACGACGCTTACATGAGTCGCATCCTCGCGTTTGAGGACAGCGAGGTCAAGGCCACCCAGTTCACCGCTGCGGAGCTACGCAACTTCGTCGATGCCCTAGATGCGCTGGACCGAAAAGCCGCCGCCTACACCGGACTTCCGCCGCAGTACCTGAGCTTCTCCTCAGATAACCCGGCTTCAGCCGAGGCGATCAAGTCCTCGGAGTCGAGGTTGGTGAAGAAGGTGGAACGCAAGAACCTCCTCTTCGGCGGTGCGTGGGAGCAGGCCATGCGAGTGGCGTGGCTCTGCGTCAAGAAGGAAGAGCCCCCGCAGGAGATGTACCGGCTGGAGTCCATCTGGCGCGACCCGAGCACTCCCACCTACGCGGCGAAAGCTGCTGCGGCGGCCCAGCTGTACGCCAACGGCGCCGGGGTGATCCCCCGCGAGAGAGCTCGCCAGGACATGGGCTACACCATCACCGAGCGCGAAGAGATGCGGCAGTGGGACCAGGCAGAGAACCCGCTGGGTCAACTCGCCGGCCTGTACTCGCCGGTGCCCCCTACCCCGCCGGCGCCCCCCGCCCCCCCGGCGCCTGAGCAACCGATGCCGTGACCAGTCCGGTCCCGCAGACACCGCAGACCCCCCAGGAGTACGCAGCCCAGCAGGCGCTGATCTCCGCGGCGCTCGCGGTGTTCGTAGCCCAGATGGCCAAGCTGTTCGTCAACCCCGCGCTCACCGCCGCCGAATGGCTCGGGATGCTGCGCCTGATCTACCCGGAAGTCGACGCGGCGCGGGAAAAGTCGGCCCGGCTGGCGCGCAGCTTCTACGACACCCAGCGGGCCATCGCCCACCCGGATCTGCCCGTGCTCGCCCGCGATCTCGAGCCCTACCGCTTCGAGTGGTTCGCCCAGTCGATGGAGCCGATCCGGGCGCAGATGTCACTCCCACAGTCCCAGAACACCGCGGTGGGCCAACTGGCCTCCCTGGCGGTGCGCGAGGCCGAGAACGCCGGCCGCCGCCAGATCATCAAGGCCGTCGAGAACGACAAGCCCCTCGCCGAGAAGATCGCCGCGCAGGCAAAAGCACCGGAGGGCACCGGGTATCAGCGTAAGACCCCGAAGCTGACCCCGGACGAGATCGATGAGTTCCAGGCGCTGCTGAGAGGCGAAGTGCCGCAGAAGCGCACGACGTGGGGCGGCCAGACCGTCGAGTCCACCCCGAAGGCCACCCCCGAGCGCTCCACCGCGGTGCGGGGCTGGGCGCGGGTGGCCACCGGCCGCGAGACGTGCGCCTTCTGTCTGATGCTGATCTCCCGCGGGCCTGTGTACCTCGGCACCGACACCGCGGGCCTGAATAAGCCCGAAGACGAAGTCGTGCAGATGTTCCAGCAGAGCGACCTGAACGAGTACTTCGAGGACATCTCCGACTTCATGGAGGAGTGGCACCCGAACTGCGACTGCAAGGTCGTCCCCGTCTTCAACACGAAGTCCTGGGTCGGTCGCGACGAGTCGCGCAAGGCCCTTGAGATGTGGAAAACCGCCTCTCTCAAGGCCAAAGACGCACTCGAGGCCGACCCCGGCAAGCAGTACTACTCCTTCAAGGAGAAGAGGTGGTTACCCACCACGGTGAACCGCGAAGCGATCAACCAGCTCCGGCTGATGATCGCCGACAGTTCATCGGCTGACTGGGCTGCACTCCACGCAGCCTGATTTTCACCTGAGCCCTTGATGGGCTCTCAACATCGCCCAGGAGGCACTATGTCCGACGCTCCCGCCACCGAAGCTCTCGACGCTCCCGAAGCCCAGGCGGCACAACCGGAGACGTTCACCCTCGATTACGTCCAGGCGCTCCGGCAGGAAGCCGCCAAGTACCGCTCCG